CAACCAACACCAAAGCGTTTTCGCGTTTTGGGTGATTCAATTGCGGCGGCATCGTTATTCATTGCCGGATTGAATTTAGACCATCCACGATTGATGTTGATTGCGGGCATTTGTGGCGCAGCGGGCAAATTTATCACAAACTTTTTTGGCGATGCGGAAAGTTGAGGCGACAATATTGTTGGTGTTGTTGTTGGTGTTTGGCGGCATCGTGTATCTTGAATTTTGCGTACCAAAACAAACCCAGGTTGTTCACGGCCCGGCCATCCGGATTGTGGAAAAAGAATTTGATACATTGCAAATCATCAAAAGCAAATACAAAACATTGCATGACACACAAACAATCATTCAAAGCAAATATGAAACACTTTTTGTGGCTTATCGTGGCGATACAAGTTGCAACGCCACACGCCGCATCATCGCAATGCATAGATTCCTTGACAGTTGCGGAAAGTAATCATTATTTAATTGTCGGCGCAAAGGCACGCGAGGAATTGGCGTTGTGTCGTGAATATCGGAAAATTGATTCCGAAGTAATTGCGGAACAAGAACGGATCACGCACAAATTGTTGGATGAAATCAAAAACCGCGATGACCGATTCATCAGGTTGCGCAAAATCACCATCGCAATGGGGGTTGCGATAATTATATTGATGATATTATGAAAAAATCAAATGTTTACATGATTAAAAAACCCTTTGAACAAACAAAGGTGTTATTGATTTCCGATTTGCATTGGGATAATCCTCATTGTGACCGCGAGTTATTGAAAAAACATTTGGATGAAGCCAAAGCCGGCAATCATGATATTTTAATCAATGGCGATTTGTTTTGCGCAATGCAAGGGAAATATGACGGCCGTCGAAGCAAAGGCGACATCAGGCCGGAACATAATAATTCAAGGTATTTGGATTCATTGGTTGAAACCGCATCAGATTGGTTTGCGCCATATGCAAAGCACATCAAAGTGGTTGGATATGGCAACCACGAAACATCAATTTTGCGCCATTGCGAAACGGATTTGATTGAACGATTTGTCACCTTGTTAAATCACAAAGGCGGTGGCGAAGTGCAAGTCGGCGGATATGGTGGGTGGGTTATTTATCAGTTTCACCAAAACAAAATATTTCGCGGATCGTACAAAATCAAATATTTTCATGGAAGCGGTGGCGGTGGTGTTGTGACAAAAGGTTCAATCAATTTCAACCGGATGCAAACAATGATTGAAGGTGCGGACGCAATTTGGATGGGCCATGTTCACGAATCAATGGAAATCACATACACCGTTGAACGATTGTCGCAAAGTTATTTGACGCAATTGCGGGATGTGTTGATGATTCGAACCCCAGCATACAAAGAAGAATATGACGGCGGAAAAGGCGGATGGCATGTTGAACGCGGTGCGCCACCAAAACCAATGGGCGGGCGTTGGTTGGTGATTACACCAAAGCGCGACAAAGAAAACATGGAAATATTGGCCACAACCTACAAAACGAATTGACGCATGGATAATGTCAACCCAAGTCACTACAAACAAGGTGACATCGAATGCATTGACGCAATCCGCGCATCCATGACATTGGATGAATTTTGCGCATACTGCAAAGGCAATGTCATCAAATATGTTTGGCGGTATCAGCAAAAAAACGGCGTTGAAGATTTGCGCAAAGCGAATTGGTATTTGAACAAAATGATTGACACATTGAAATGATTACAATTGCAGTATTAAAACGCACAATGGAAGCCAAAGGATACAAATTTTTTGAATCCGGTGATTACAATTTGAACATCATTGGCATCCGGAACAGTTCTACCGGGCAACGCGTTACAAACGCATTTGATGACAAAATCGTTGTGGCCTACAAAGAAAAGGATAATTGGATGATAAAGGAATGGGCCATCACAACCGACAATGGCGCGGGAACGGCAAGGGTAAAGCCCGGCCAATATCGCGGATCGCATTTTATCGGATTGCATCAAGGTAAATATGAGGCGTTGAAACAATGCGGTGTGATGACTGTTTATCGCGATGACATCAAGGATGGCAAATATGACGAAAATCGCACCGAATCGGGCGTGTTTGGCATTAACATCCACAAAGCCGGAATTGATTCCGTTCAGGTCAACAATTGGTCGGAGGGTTGCCAGGTGTTCAAACGCACCCAAGATTTCAACCGATTCATGGAAATCGTAAAAAAAGCGGCCACCATTCACGGCAACCGCTTTTCATATACATTGATTACATCAAACGATTTGATGTTCAAATAAGGTTATTTACCCATTTTCGCGTTGTTTGACGCAATATCGACCACCTCATCGGCAGAATATAGCCCCATCATGATTTCAGGCGCGTAAAGGCGACCAAAAAAAGCCGCCGCGCGATATTTCAACATCAATTCCGGCATGGTTTTCCATTTTGATCCGGCCTTATCCAACCAACCTTCGGCCTTCGCCATTTCCAATGTCACGGTTGGGCCTACCAATTGCGTGTTGGATTGTTTATCCAATGCCACGGCCTTGCATGATGTTGGCGTTGATTCAAACCGAAGCGTTCCAAATCGTCCGCATGAATTCAATGAGGCGATGATAAAAGACGAACCCCAAGATGGTCGGCCGTGAATGATGTGAAGATTTTGCATGACCATCAAAGGCGATGCATTCATCCGGTGCGCCATTTCCAATGCAACCATAGTGTTGGCGATATTCCCTTTGTATTGGTTGGGAACAAGGTCAGACGATGAAAGTAATTTGGCGATTCTTTGCGCGTGTTCAAATTGCGCGGGTGCAAACACTTGACCGGATTCACCGGTGGTGTTGTTTACGATTGTTAATTCGTTGTTTTCCATTGTTCAGCAAATATACACAATGTTGCAATTGTCAACAACGATTCGCCGATATTTGCGCAGATTCATCCAAACTTATCGTTGTTTCATCATTGTTGATTTAGGGGGTGGCCGTTGTGGTTGCCCCTTTTTTCGTTTTTTTTCAAATTTTTTTTCAAAAATATTTTTTTGTTTGCGAAATGTGTTTTAACATTGCATCAACAATGACAACAACGATGAAAAACAACACATTAAACAACAACGAAACCGAAGTATTGAAAGCGATTGTAAATGCATCCTACAAATACACTCGCGGATGTTTCACCTATTTCAACGAGGTAATCGAATTCATTTCAGATTTGACCGACGAACAAATCAAAGGTTACATTTCACAACTTTTTCAAAAAAACTACATTTTTATCAGTCAAGATGAAAACGGTGATAATCAAATCACCCCAGGTATGAACTTTGAATCATTTACACAATATCAATTCTAAAAACAACCGGGGGTGTAAAAACCCCCTTTCTTTTAACAACAATTAACAACAACGATATGGATTTAATTTACTTATTCATTTTAACGCCTGTCACCATTGCGGTGATGTACGGCGCACATTGCATCAAACGCAACAACAAGCGATTCGAGCAAATCGAAGAAGCAAAACCCTACCAATTCGAACGCGATGAATACATTCCGGAATTCAACGAATTCACGCAAATGTTGTATCAACGCAGAATGTACAAAGGCAAATCAAAACTAAATTAAACAACGATGATATTTGTATTTTTAACAATCAGCACCATCACCGCATTCATTTTGTGGGCGATGTTGAATGCAAGCCGCGCACAAATTCGTGGCCTTGAAAAAACCATTTGGAAAAACAACAAAACGATTTTTGACAATGAATCGAAGTTGTTGGAACAAAAATCGAAGATTGCGGAGGCAGCCGACAAATTGACGACATTCCAAAATTTATACCAGGATGTTCAAAGAAAGTATGAAGATTTGGTATTAAAGGAAAACGCCATCCGCGAAAAAAACCGAATTAAGAAAGCAGCACAACGCGCAAAGAAAAGGGAGGCCGGAAAATGAGTGCGAGGGTTAGAACATTCCTGAAACAATTGGAAACGGGCCACATTTACACAATGAAAGGCAAAATATATGTTGCCATTCAGCGTTGGAACAGTATTTCCACCAAAACATTGATTGACCAATTTGGGACGCATCAATCGGTGACATCATCATTGTCACAATTGGAATCCGATGGATTGATTCGCAAATCCGGAGAAATTGAAATTGACAATCGCGTTTTTTCGCAATGGGTGGCAATCACCAACATTGACGCAATTGAGGCCCACAAAGAAGCCATTGAATCGCAGAAAAAGGAACAATGGATTAAACGCGCGCAACGATTGGGATGGATTGATGACCAGGTTGCCTATTTTTTGACAAATTATTTAGCCAATGGAAAACGATAAAAAATCAGCAATGAAAGAATTTATCGAATATTTGGAAATATTTGAAAAAATCAGATTTCGAGATGGTGAAAAGGAATATTGGTTGTGGCGCGAAAAGGAATTGAATCAACAATATTACAATGACGGGTTTGATTTTTATCGCAAATCAAAAGAAGAATCATGAATTGGAAAATTATCGTATTAATAGAGTTACACATATTTGTGGCGTATGTTATTGGGTATAAATTAGGGAAATCAGATGCAAAGAATAACGGAAATAATTGATGCCAAATTTGGCGAACTGGAAACAATCACAAACAAACAATTAAAAACATTTTTGACGCAATTAAAAGACATTGAAACAAAAACATTGATAAAGGTACACAAGGACGGTAAAAACACAATTTTAAGCAATGAAACAAGCCACAACGCAATCAAAAGATTATTTTCGTGAATATGTCAAAGAACGCAGCAAAAACGCAAGATTGGCGTTGGATATTATCCGAATGCGTGACCAATATGAACGCGAAATCGCCAATTTAAAAAATGAAATTATTTACCCACAAGTTAAATTTAAAACATCATTAGACATTCAGAAAGAAAACGCAATCAGCCGATTGGATTTGATGAATCAGGTGTTGCAATGTTTATGTGAAATCGGATCAATGACACCGGGAAAAATATTGGGCCGATTGCGTGAGGGTGATGTTGTGATGATTCGCCACATGTATTCATTCATTTTGCGCCGCCATTATCATTTTACATTTGAGCAAATCGGAAATAAGTTGGGCCGCGACCATTCATCCATTATTCATGCGGTGAACACTTTTGAATCATGGAAAAAGACCGACCGTCATGCGCGCCAGTTGTACAAAAAAGCGTTGGAAATTTTAAAATTGGAAACCGATGGACAAGGCGAATAATACCTACAAAGAACGCCAAACCGTTTCCAACATGTCGGAAATGTGGTTCGTTGATTACATGGAATCAATTGGCATGCCGGTGCAAAGGTTTGGATTTGACGAAAAGGAAATCAATTTGCATGGGTTTTGGAACATTCATCGGTTGATTCGGTCATTGCCTGATTTTGTGTATTACAATGTAAAAAAACAACGCATGATGTATTTCCACATAAAAGGCACAAACAAGATGAAAATTGATGATGTAATAAATTATAGTGCATTTGAATTTTTATTTGGTTTAAACGCTGATTTGTACATTGTTTTTATGTTTGAGGCGGGCAAACCCATCAAACGAACCATGCGCCAAATACGGGAAATGATGACTGGATTGACAATTGCAAAATGGCATGATGGCAAACAATATGTTGCATTAGATTTAAAACAACTTGATGGCAAAGGATAAAAAATCATTTGTGTTGTATTGTGATATAATACACACAATCGAACAATTAACGGATGAGCAAGCGGGCCACCTATTCAAACATGTTTTGCAATATGTGAATGACCTGAATCCCGAAACCGACAATGTAATCACCAAAATCGCATTTGAACCAATTAAACAACAATTGAAACGCGATTTGGTGCGATACGAAAAAATCCGTGAACGCAATTCATTATCCGCACGCATGCGATGGGATGCGAACGCATGCGAACGCATACCAAACGATGCAAAAAATGCCGATAATGATAATGATAATGATAATGATATAAATATAGTATTGGACGAAAAGCCGAAAAAGCCAAAAAGATTCATCAAGCCAGTTGTTGACGATGTGCGCAAATACATGTCCGAATTGAACATGAACGACATGTCGCAACGCTTCGTTGATTACTACGAATCAAATGGATGGAAAGTTGGCAAAAATCCGATGAAGGATTGGAGGGCAGCCGTTAGAACATGGAAACAACAAAACAATGATAAACAACCAAAACAAGAATCTTTTTACAAACCTTTAAAATTTGACTAATGATGTGGATCGAAGAAATTAACCAAAACACCGCCGTTGTGGTATTTAACGGCAACCATTTGTTCACGGGTTCGTGGTACGAATGTTCACTATTTATCAAACAATTTAGCGATTCAACATTGGAGGGTGACAAAGAATGAAAACATTTGTCATCACCATTGAAATCGAACACACCGACCGTCAATTCAATTCTTATCCGGTGCAAACATTTATTGCCGAACTAAATTCACCAGCTGCAAATTGGGTGAAAACAATGAAAAAGGCATTTCGGGAAACAACATTAGGTGAAAAAGCCGAATCAATAAATGTGCAATATGCCATCCGTGAACAAAACAATTATGTTCGCATTGTCATGGCCACAGTTAACAACATCGACAAATGGCGTGTGTATGTTAATCAGGAATTAAAATTTGAATCAGAAAACCACGCACATGCGTTTGCAATTGCGGAATACTACAAACAACAATGATGGAAATAAAAGATTATCGACAAACCAAAATGTTCAGATTGAAAATTCGATTGTTGCCAAATTGGAAGGATGTGTTGAATTATGCAAACAAACGATTGCTGAAAAAACATTATGCAAGTTTACAAGATTGTTTGATTGAAGGGTTTAAATGGGATGAAACACCGGAAGGTCATGAATATTGGCAAAATGTTCACGATTCAATTATTTGGATGCCAACAAAAAAATGTTGCGATAAATGGATGCGTGTAAACGATGCCGGTCAATACTACAAATGTCAGGTGTGTAATCGAAAAGAATCATGACGAACGAACAATACATCATCAGCCAGTTGGCGTTTTATTCCGAATTGCATCATCATTTGCCAAAGATTCAACCAAAATGGTTCAACGACAAATCATTGGGTAAAATTGCAAAAGCCATGCGCATTGTTTACGAATCAGGTGAAATTGTCAACCCGTATACAATCCGAAAATATTTGGATCGTGATGAATGCATATTGGCGGCCAAATTATCCGCAGCGTGTTCAGGATTGCCAACAATCAAAAATCAAGTAATCGAATTACAATACAATTATGTTTTGAGCAATATCAAAAACCGCATCATTGGTTTGAATTTTGATGCCGGATTGATTGAAGCAAAGGCACAATTGCAATCAATCATTGATGAAGCGCAAATTGACATTGGCAACGAACCAAAGGACATCAACAAGGTATCATCAACCGTGTTGGCAAACATCACCGAAGCCATGACGCGAGGCAATAAGTTAACCGGCAAACCATCGGGTTGGTCAAAACTTGACAAAGCCATTGGCGGATACAACGCGGGCGATATGATTGTTGTTGCCGGTCGGCCAGGTATGGGAAAAACTGCAATCGCATTGACATTTGCCCATGATTTCGCATTGCGTGATGGTCGCGTGTTGTTTCTATCATTGGAGATGTCGAACGAACAATTGGCCAAACGATATGTGTCATTGATTGGGCAAATACCAAACGGACGCATTCGCAATCATTCGTTGTTCAAAGAAGAAATTGACACCGTTCAAAAGTTCCTTAATCAACCGCCATTGACATTTCACATTGATGACGATCCGGATAATTCATTGCAAATGATTCGTGGCAAATGCAAATTGCATAAGGCAAAACACGGATTGGATTTGATAATCATCGATTACATTCAGTTAATCCGAGTAAACAAAAGCCATTCACGCGAACAAGAAATTGCAGAAATATCACGCGGGTTGAAGTTGTTGGCAAAGGAATTGAAATGCACCGTGATGATATTGGCACAGTTATCACGCAAACCAGAGGAACGCGCAGACAAACGCCCGTTGTTATCAGATTTGAGGGAATCAGGTGCAATCGAACAAGATGCGGATGTTGTGTTATTCCCATTCCGTCCGGCCTATTATGACAAAGAACAACCGCCAATCGAACAAGCAGAATTGATTATCGCAAAGAATAGGCACGGGGAATCCGGGGTGATTGATGCGACATTCGATGGCAAGTTGACTAAGTACACAGAAATAGTGTTGTAATTGTTTCAGGAAATTTTAATATAACTTTGCATCATGCCGACATTTCCATCAAAGAAGATTCAGAACAAAGAAGTTCACACGGCGCATCGTCATCGTGAACCACGGTATCACACAACCGCATGGCGCGCGTTGCGTCAATCGGTATTGCGTGACGAACCTTTGTGCCGTCAATGTCGTGACAATGGCATCATCAATGTTGCGCAAATGGTCGACCATATTGAACCCGTTCGATTGGGCGGATCGTTTTGGGATGTGCAAAATATGCAACCATTGTGCAATTCATGTCACGCGGTGAAGTCCGGCAAGGAATCAAAACAATGATGACCACCATGTTTGACCCCATACCCCCTTATTTTTCCCACACGGATGCACGGTTAAC